CCAGCGCGGTCAGCAATGTCCTGTTCATGTCCTCCAGCGCTTTGGCATAACGCAGATCGTCAGCCCGCTTCCAGATCAGTGTAATGACCGCAATCAGCGCGCCCAGCCCCAGCGTCATTGCTTCGCGCAACAGCGGGATGTCAATCATGGCCCCTCTACGTTGGCAAAAATTGCGCTTCCTTCGTGCTGGCGTTGCACACCACCCGGCCATGCTCAAAATCCCGCACCCACGTCAGCGCGCCCCAGTTGCCCGTTGCAGTGGCAAAGGTCACATCGCCGGCGCGCGCCGGCCCCAGCGGCTTACCCAGATTCAGCGCCAAGTCACCGGGCGCGTCCACCACCACATCGGCATCCACCAGCAGCGCGGAAGCCATGCGGAACCGCCGCGCCTGTTCCGCCGTCAGCGGCGGCGCAAACAGTTTGTAGTTACCCATCATCCAGAACCGCTTGCCGCGCTGCTTCATCGCCCACGCCGCCGCCATGTGGACGTGCCACGTCTCCGACAGTTTCGGCCCCTGCTGGTACGGATGCCCGCGGTGGTAATACGGAAAACTACCGTCTTCCGACATGATCCCCGCGATGGGCATCTCCCAAAACGTGGCCGGTGTGATGAATGGCTTGCCGCCCGCGAATTCCCACCGCTGCCCCCCGTCGCGCGGCGTCAGGGCAATGTCGGCGGGTTCCCACGCGTTGTTGCAGATGATCTGCAAGCCCGCGCCCGTCAGGATATTGAGCCACGCCACCAGCGCGGCGTGCTGTTTCGTCGCCAACGCCTCGAAGCCCATGGCCTTCGCATCGGCCACGCCGTCGCCGTCGTAATCCGCCGCCGCGGGGTCGGTCGCGTAGATTTGCCACGTCGGCACACCGTCAACGATGATTTTTCCGCCCACCCGCTGCGCCGCTTCAATGGTCAGCGCCGCGTGTTCCGCAAACATGGCCCACGGCACGGTGTCCGCGTCAAAGCCACCGCTGCGCTGCATCACCGTGCCGCGCCTGTCCTGTGGAATATCTGGTGTCGTCGCCCAGCGCACCCACGCATTTTTGCGCCCCGCCAAATCCTTGACGCCGATCTCATACGCGCTGTATGACGTGGGCGCGGTCGCGGTGTGCAGCGGCGAGCGGATGTAGGCCCAGAACTCTTTGCCCAACGCCGCCAGTTGCGCCAATACCTCTGCGCCCCACGCGGTGAAGGCCATGTCCGGCCTGCCCACCACCGCGCGCACGCGCGCCAAATCCTGATTCAGCAGCGCGCGCCAGTCTGCTTCGCGCAGCGACGGCAGCCACACCACCGCCCGCGTGGCAAAGTCCACAGCGGGCGGCGGCGGCGGTTGCGGCGGCGGTTCTTCGCCGGTCAGGCAATCGGCCAGCGCGCGTTCGGCGTCTGCCAACTGTGCCTGCGCCAGCCTCAGTTCCGCCCGCGTGGCCCACAGTTCTGCTGTGCGCGCCCACAACGCATCTTTGGCGGGCTTTGTGGCCTGCTCCCACCATGCGTCAAACTGCGCCCGCAATGCCGGATCAACCGTTGCCATTTTGCTGACTCCTGTCAGCCTGCCGCCTTGTGGCTTTCTCCGGCTTTCCCGCGGCGGGTTCCGTCGCCCCACCGCTTTCCAGCATCGCGTAGGCGCGGCCCACCACCAGCGGGCCATACAGTTTGCTGATCAGCGTCTTGACCAACACGGTGTCTTCCGCGGTCAGGTCAACGACGCCGCCGCTGCTGATGCGCTGCGCCAGGTTGAACCGGCGCACCTTTTCCGTCCCGTCAATGTTTTCTTCGCCGCGGTAAATCGCCAGCAGCGCGTTGACGCTGGCGCGCGCCAGTGTCAGGATCGGCCCCGATTTTGTCGGGTCGCCCTGATTGTCGTGAATCGGCTGATTCTCAAGGTCTACAATGATCTGCCCAAACTCGACCTTCATCGTGTGTCCTTTCTGTCAGTTCTGTAAGTTTAGCGTCAGTTTTCCCCTAGATCGACGATAATTCTTCCTTCAGGCGCGGCCCTTCCGTGTCACGCGTGGTCTGGACGGCGTGTTCGACCTCATAGGCCAGTGTCACATCGCGCAAATAGCGTTTCAGGTGCTTTTCCACAAAGCGCAACCGGTTTGCCGCCGTCGGTTCGCCGTCCGTCGCCTCGTCATAGTTGAACGTCGCCATGAACGCCGCGCCCACGCGCGCCGCCAGCGGGTCGGGAATATCCAGCGTGATACGGGCCATGTATTGTACTCCCTCACGGTTCTGTCGCGATGACCTGCACCGCGCCCGAATTGAAACGAACCACCAGTTGCGTCTTACCCGCCCCATTGTCTTTCGTGTACAGCCGCGCGCCGTTGGCAGCGGGAGCAGCCGGGTCAGACATCTCTGTCAGTTGGATGAACTTCGCGCCCATCAGGATGTTTTGAGCCAGCGACAGGTTGCCCGCCGCCGTGAACCGCCCACCTTCGGTCAGGCTACCCGATGTGTTTTTGGTGTAGAAGACCAGTCCATAATCATTGCCGAACGCCGACTCCGAGACAGCCTTCACCGCCGCGCCGACATTGGGGAACCCCGTCGAACCGTCGTTGGAATAGAACTCCAGCGCGCCGATAATCTGCGCGTTGCCAACGTCAGTATCCGTATCCACAAGGCGAAATGTCGGCACAACAGAGCCGCTATTGGCAGAGGTTGCCAGTATTCCTGCAGCGACACGGTACAGATTGGTATCTGTACCCCACAGGATGCCCCCCGCCGCCGTCCCCGCCGTGCTGGACAGGTTCAGCGCCGCCGTGCTGCCCGCGGGGATGGCAACCTGCATCCCGCTAACCGCCGCCGCGCCCAGCCCAATGTTGCCGCCGCTGGGGTTCAGCGCCAGGTCGGTCACCACCGTTGCGCCCGCCCGTGTCGCTTGCAGATAACTGTATGTGTCGCCCGTCGTCGCTCCCTGCCCGACCACCAGCGACGACCCCTGCGTTGATACAATAAAATTGCTGTTGGTGAAGCGCGCCACCACGCCACTGTCCGCCGACAGGCCGCGCGCATGGAAGACACCGCTTGCCGTGTCCGTGACATTCAGTTTCAGGCCATCGGCTGTCACCAGTTGCGCCAGTTCATTGCCGTTCTCGTTTTCCCAGATATGCGTGTCTGCATGGTGGCGAATGGCGGTATAACTGGCCCCGCCCTGTACAGTTACTGACAGAAGGCCAGCGACGAGGCCATCATCGCTACGCACTTCCAAAACCACAGTTGCGGTGTCTATTGACGCATTGCCTTCAGCCCCAAGTCGCATTGTCGGTTCGCTAGGAAATGTACCACCCTGCCCGTAGAGCCAACCAATGCGGGTGGAGCCGTCATACCACCTTACCTGATTGTTGACAGAGTCGCCTTCGGCAATGCTGATGCCAGTATTGTCAACCGTGACCAGAGCGTTCCCTGAATTGAGAACCAGTATCCTGCCCGTATCATCAATGTAGTCATAGCCCACCACGACACCAGACGCGGTATCGTAATCGTTCCAGCCGTTGAAATTTGTGCCGATTTCCAGAAACTGCGCGCGGCCCACATAGATGATGCCCAACGACTGGTTGACGTGCTCCAACCCACCCGGCGACGCGGGCACGTCGTACGCGGCCTGCCCGCCGCCACCGCCGCCTGTTCCCGCGCCACCCACCGCCGCGCCGCCCGCACCACCACCAAAGCCGCGCGCAATCGCGGTGAAGCCCGGCTCCCGGTCGCCAAACGCCACCCGCAATTCAAACACGCCGACAACGGGTTCCGTCAGCGTCACCGACTGGATGATAAAGGCTTCCGCTGACCACCCCATCGCCGTGTCGGTGATTTCAATTTCCTGCCCCGGCGCAAGGCCCGGCATCTGCACCGAAAATGAGCCATACGTCCGCCGTCCCGCGTACGCATTCAGGATCGCGTCGGCCAGCGCCTCAGCCTGCGCTTCGCTGCCAATGGAGCGGTCAATATGCACAAACTCAAACACGCGACCATACGCCGTCTGCGACGCGCTGTCGTTGCGCGTCACGCGGATGCTGATGTCATAGGTGTAAATGACGGTGATGTTGTCGGTTCCCGTCGGCGGCGGCGTGGCCCATGTCAGCGTGCCGTAGTTGTAATTCACCAGCACGTCAAAGTTGGCGGGATTGTCAATCCAGTCGCGCCCCACCGCCTGCGCCGCACCCCCCACCAGCACGGCAATGATCGAACGCAGGGGCCGGTTGGTCAGCGTAAACGTCTCCGTCGTGTCGTCGCCGCTGAAGGTGTCCGTCGTCTGCCCGCTGGCATACGTCCCGCCATGCACGATGACCCGGTTGCGGATTTCCCTGTCGTCATAATCCACAGTGAGCGTGCCATCGAGGTACGGGTAGATCGCAGCGTAATCGCTGTTCTCCGCGTCGCCCACGTTGAACGGCGCAGCCGCCGCGCTGCCCGGCGCGATGTAATGCAGATTCTTGGACGCGTCCACCCACCACAAATACCCGTCCACATCGGCCAGCATCTTCACCGCGTCAAACAGCGTCACGCGGTCAAAGCGCATCGTCCGCGTCCCGCCCGTTGCCACGTGGGTCGTCGCGTCAATCTCCGGCAAATACGTGGTGAACAGATCGTCCAGAATGTCGGCGGCGGTTTCGCCAACGTAAATCCCGTCCACCACCTTCGTCTGCATCAGCGCCGAGTAGTCAACGCACGAAATCGCCCAGATCAGCCGGTCGCCGCCCGGCTGATGCTTGGGGATCGCATTGACGATGACGCCGCCAAACAGGTCAGCGCCCGTTTCGTCTTCCACCAGCACATCCAGCCAGCCGGTGAACGCGGGCAGCGTCCCGTCAGTGTCTTCCAACTCAAACTGGCAGGTGTCCACTTCCGCGCCCAGCGTCGTGTGAATGTGGATTGTCCCTGTCCGGTAATTGGCCGAGCGATCCACGCTGTTGATCGTGATCTTGACCGTCTTGTCGGTTTCCAGCAGTGTTGGCATTGGTTAAGCCCTTGCGCGGAAATCATGCAAGTAATATGCAGGCGCATATCTTCCCTGTATTTTCCTTGCCTGATTTCCGTATTTATGTTACAATCAGAGACAAGAAAACTCCCCAGCGCTGCTAGAACAGCCTGGGGATGGCATCCCGAAAGGAGATTCGGAAATGCAACCCCAGTATACTCCTTCTGCACGTGATTTACAACGTTTTTGGTCAAAGGTTGACAAGTCCGGTGGCGTTGACGCTTGCTGGCTGTGGATTGCCGCGAAAGACAAGCGCGGATATGGTGAGATTCGTTGGAATAACCATATGGCAATTGCCTCTCGCGTTGCATGGGAACTGACCAATGGCTCCATCCCTGATTGTCTATGTGTATGCCATCACTGTGATAATCCCTCTTGTGTAAATCCTTCACACCTGTTTCTTGGTACACAAAAAGACAATCTGTCAGATTGTCAGAAGAAAGGACGCCGTAATTGGGTGCGCGGAGAGAAACACCCCAGTTGCAAATTATCCGATAAACAAGTCGCTGAAATCCGGCAACTGTATGCCACAGGGGAGATAAGCCAACCCGCATTAGCGCAACGATTTGGCGTTGGAATACGCCAAGTCTGGGGGATTTTGCATTATGAAAACCGAGTACCATCCTCTGCTCAACGCCGAAAACGTTCTCCCAAAGGGAAATATGCGTTATATAAATTATCTGATGCGCAAGTCGCAGAGATTCGTCAACGGTACGCCAAAGAGAACATAACGCAAACCGTGCTTGCGGTGGAATTTGGTGTATCTCAGAGCCAAATTGGACGCATTGTGCGATACAAAAGACGAAAATCATAGAACACCTTTTCATCACGCGCGCGCAGCGCTGATGCCTTGCATCCGCATGGCCTTCGCCAGATCGTCCAGAATCGCGCGCCGGTCAGACGGCGACAACCCCGCCAGCCCGTTGCCGTCCAGATGGAAGTAGACGTGCGTTTCCTTGCGTCCGTTCACCTCCACGCTGGGGCTGTCCATCCCTGCCGACGCCAGCAGGCCATCGAGCGCGCTGCCTACCTTGCTGCGCCCCGCGTCCAGCGCCAGCGCAATCCCTGTGGGAATCTCCGCCGCCGCTTCCATGAAGGCCCGCGACGGCGACGCAATGCCCAGCGTCGTTTTGAAGCCGCCCAACAGTTGCTGCGCCGCGCCCGTGCCCGCGCCCTTCAGCCGTGTGGCCGATGCCCACAACCCCTGTTCGATGCCCGCCACCAGCCCATCTTTCATCATGTTGCTGCCCCACAGCCGCCACTTCTCCTGTTGCGGCTGCAAACCAGCACCAATGTCGCCCAGCGCGCCGATGACCTGCTCACCGGCCCGCTTCACCAGCCCCGGCACATCGTCCAGCCCGGCTTGGTCGCCCTGCCCTTCCAGAAAAGCGCGGAACAGCATCAGCACCAGATCGAGGTATTGCTGCAACCGCTCCATGCTGGGCAACCCTTCTTCGTTCAGGTCAATCAACAGTTGCAACGCTGCGCCAAAGCCTTCGCTGATCCGCTTCAGCGTGTCGCTGAAACTGCCCACCAGCGCAATCGCCTCTTTGTCCAGCGTGTTGATGATCCAGTTATTCCACGATACAATCGCGGTGTGCAGGGCTTCGTTGAATTGCTGCAACTTTTTCTCAAACGGCGACGCGCTCTGCCCCGGCCCCGCGGGTTTCGCCAGCCACGCATCGAAGTTGGCGCTCATCAGTTTCTCGAACAGCGACAGCGCCGCGCCCAACCCGCCGGAAAGCGCGCCCAGCGCGTTGCCAAACTCCGTCACCGCCTTGGTGCTGGATGTCACCAGATCGGTCTTGGCATAGGCGGCAAATTTCTCGAACAGCGCCTTCACGTCGCTGGCAAAGTTGTCCATCCGCGTCTGGCTGGGCCGCACATACCAGACCAGCCCTTGCAGCACTTCCAGCGCGCTGGCAAGGCCGTCAAACAACGCGCCGATGGTGCTGCCAAAGGCCGTCACCGCCTTCGCCGTTTCGTCGTCCAGCGGCGGCATGATGGAGATGAAATAAACCATCATGTGCAGCACGTCATCTACAAAGCGATCCATCGCGCTCTGCGCGGGCGGCACGTACTTGGGCAGTTCCAGCAGCAGTTTCAGCGCGCTGGACAGCCCGCCAAACAGCGACGACATTGCATCGCCCCATGCGACCACACCTTCATCCACCTTGTCACCAAAGCGGCCCCCCACCCAGCGGACAAAGGCATCCACAATCCGCTGCACGTCGGCCATGAAATCGTCCATCGCCTGCTGCGGAACCTGTGTGTAATCCTTCAATCCCTTCAGTAGCGTCAGCGCGCTGGTGAGGCCGCTGAACAGCGACGACGCCGCCGCGCCAAACTTGGCAATCACGTCCGGCACGCCGTCCGCGAATTCCAAAAGCACCCAGTCCGCAAACATCCTGAAGGTCTTGGTCACGTCGGCCACAAAGTCTTCGATGACGCTCATCGTGGGCCGCGTGTATTCCTTCAGCCCCTTCAGCAGGCCCAGCGCATCGCCCAGCCCGCCCAGCACAACGCCGATGGTGCGCCCCGCCTTTTCCACCACTTCATCGGCGTAGATCGCCAGCGGCCCCGTCAGCCAGAAGATCATCCGCTGCAACAGGAAAGTCAAGTCCTGCTCGAATTGCAGCACGTTGGTTTCGGGGACTGCGGTGTAATCGCGCAGCCCGTTCAGCAAATCCACCGCGCCGCGCAGCCCGCCCGCAATGACGCCAATCGCCTGCGCCGCCGCCGTCACCGTTTCATCGGCCAGCGTCGCCAGCGGGCCGGAGAGCCACACCCGCAGCCGCTGCATGATAAAGAGCAAGTCCTGCTCGAATTGCAGCACGTTGGTTTCGGGGACTTCGGTGTAATCGCGCAGCCCGTTCAGCAAATCCAGCGCCGTTTTCAGGCCCGCCGTCACGCGGCCGATGGTGTCGCCCAGTTCCGCCGCCGCCGCCAGCCCTTCTTCGCTGAATTGCGCCGCCAGAGCGCGCACCAGGTCAACCACCGCCACCGCGAATTTGATGATGTTGGTGGACTTGACGCCCAGCCCCGGCGCGCCTTCCCACTCCTTCAGCCCGTTCATAAAGTTGAGGGCAGATTCCAGCGCGCTCATCACCGGCCCCGCGGCCGTTGCGAACCGCTGCGCCGCCGCGATGCCTTCCGCGTCGAATTTCTGCGCCAGCGCGATGACGAAATCCACAATCGCCACCGCGAATTTGATCACGTTGGACGATTTGACGCCCAGCCCTTCCGCGCCCTGCCACTCCTTCAGCCCGGCCATCAGGGACAGCGTGCCCGACAGGGCATCCATCACCGGCCCCGCCGCCTCGGACATGGCTTTGGCCGCGTCCAACCCTTCCTGCTGGAACCGCGTCGCCAGCGACACCATCAGATCAATCACCGCGGCCGCGAACAAGGCGACGTTGGTGCTGATCCGGCCCAGATTCGGCGCGCCTTCCCACTCTTTCAGCGCCTGCATCATCAGCACCGTGGACTGAATCGCCTGCATGATGGGCGTCTGCGCCTCGGCCATCCGCTTCGCCGCGTCCAACCCTTCCTGATCGAACCGTTTCGCCAGCGACACGATCAGTTCCACCACCGCCACCGCGAATTTCGCGACGTTGGTGCTGATCGCACCCATCCCCGCTGTGGGTGTCCACTGTTTCAGAACCATCAGCGCCTGCGCCGTGTCGGACAAGACCGCCATGGCCGCGCCCGCCGCCTCGCCAAAGGCCGTGATGTTGGGCACCTCATCGCCCAACACCTTCTGCGCGTGGCCCGCCATCAGTTCCACCACCGCGACGGCGAATTTCGCCAGATTCGTACTGATCTCACCCATGCCCGCCGTCGGTTTCCACTGCGCCAGCGTCTGCAACGCCTGCGCCGTGTCCGACAGGACAGACATGGCCGCGCCCACCGCGTCACCAAAGACATCCATCTGCGGCGCTTCGTCGCCCATGTGCTGGGCCGCGTGGCCGCGCAGGAATTCCACCACCGACACGGCCCATTTCAGGATTTCGGTTGAAATCTGGCCCATGCCCGGCGTCGGCTTCCACGCGGCCATGTCCTGCAAGGCCCGCGCCGCGCCCGACACAATATCCATCACCGGCTGCATCTGCGCAGCCAGCGCCGCCACGTTGGCCCAATCGCGCGCCGTCATGCCTTCGATTTCGTCGGCCACCACCGCCACCACGCCCAGCAGCGCGCCAATCCGCTGCCGCAAATCGTCAGGCACAGGCGGCAACTCACCGCCCAGCGTCCCCCACGCGCCCACCACGCCGGACACGAAGGAACCCAGTTTACTGCCCAGCGACGCGAAGGCTTCCACAGCAGGGAGCCGCTTGTCGAGGTCTTCCGCGCTGGCATCGCCAAACAGTTCGCGTGCGGCAATCAGGAGTTCGCCCATCAGTTCGCGTGCCACGCGCATGACACTCGTGATGCGCGCTGTGTCCACCTCTGGCAATTCCTGCGCCAGCGCGGCGTAGGCGTCGGTCAGCCCCCGCGTGGAGGCCGCCAACTGGTTGAACAACTCCATCTGCTTGTCAATGACCTTGCGCTGTTCCTCGTCGCCCACCTCCGCGAACAGGTCGCGCGCCACGTCAATCATCGCCCGCGCCACCCGCGCCAACTGGTCAACAATGCCGGTGAAATCGGTGAGCAGCGCCTTGCCGCCCGCAATCAGACCACTGCCCCCTATCACCGACTCAAAGCGGCGCGATCCGTCGGGATTCGTCGGCGGTACATTGGGCGGTGTGGAAGGCGGCCCTGATGGAACCCCTGTGATGCCATTCCACAGATTCTGCAACCATTGGGGCGGCGTCGGCCATGTGGGGGTTGGTACCCGAATGGTGATCGTAAACGGATTGGCAATCAAGTCCACCAGTGAATTGACGGCGCTGATCACATCGTCAATCGCACCCTTAACGGCTTCAATGGGTGTCTTTAGCGCATCGCCAATGTCGGTGATCTTCTGCTTGGCCGCGTTCCATTTTTCATCCCATGTTGAAGCGAAGGTGACAACGCTATCCTTGATTGCAACAATGACATCTTCCAGCGCTTCCAGCCACGGCTTGATCGTGTCCCATGCCGTACTAACGGCTTCCTGCACTTTGGGCCAATATTCTTCAAACTTGGTTTTCAGTTCACTTGCCGCGTCAGGCAAGTCAGTGAAAAGGAATTCTTTCAGCCCGTCCAGTACAGGCCACAGGGTATCCGTGACATCAGTGACAGCCTCCTGAATCTTGGGCCAGTACTCGTCAAACTTTTCCTGCAAGAACGCGGCGGCTTTGGGCAATGTGTCATCGAGAAATGCCTTGACCTTGCCCAGTTCCTCATCCGCTTTCTCAAACAGTTCCGTAAAGAATTTGCCTGCATCGCCCGGCAAGTCTTCCAGCGCGCTGCGTACTCCCCGCAGCAGATTGCCTCCCCATGTCTTTACTGTATCAATCAGGCCAGTCAGTGACGTTCCAACAAAAGTAACCAGCGCCGCCGCGATGTTTTCCGCCGACTTCCAAGCCTTGTTCCAATCACCGTCAACGACAGCCTTGACCAGCTTAACTGTTTCATTCCATGTGGTTTCAACGGTTTCGAGGAAAGTCGTTGCTGTATCCAGCACGTTCTCAATTGTGCCAGGAATCGAATCGAAAACAGCGGCCACCGTCTCGCCCAACAGTTTGACGGCAAGGATAACCGCCCCGCCCAAAAGTTTTGCCAGCCCATCAATGACCGGCTTGATGGTGTCCCAGAAGCGCTGCCATGACGGCCCCAGTTTGCTCAGGCCATCCAGCATATTGCCGAAAGATTCGTGCAACTGATCAATCGTCGGGGTCAGATAGGCGGTGACGGTATCCCACACCGTCTGCAAATCTGTGGCTATCTCATTCCACTCGTCAATCAATCCCTTGAAAGCCGCGGGCAGTTCCACCTTGTCACCGACGTTCTGCGCCAGCCACGCCGCCGCGCCGTCCAGAGCGTCTTTTAGTCCCTGCCCAATCTGCGCCGCCCACTTATCCTTGTTCCTTTCCATTTCAGCCCAGGCGTCTTCAACCCACGTCCGCACCTGCGCCCACAGTTCGGCGGCCCGCGGCCCGATGTTCGCGCTCACCCACGCCGCCGCCGCGCCCAGCAGATCGCCAATCCTCTTGCCAATGTCGGCTACCCACTGGCCCTTATTCTCATCAATGCTGCGAATGCCACCGGCGATCCACGTCTGGAACAGCCCGAATGCGCCCTTGGTGTCGCCCTCGGCCAGCAGCGCAATCATCTTGCCCATCTCCACCACAACGCCCCGGATCGCTTCCGGCAGATGCGTCAGCCAGTCATTGAGATAATCACCATCTGCCAGCACCGCGCCGATGTATTTCACCAGCGCGGCCAGATCATCCACCAGTTCGCCAAAGGCTTTCGCCGCGGGCTGCATCGCCTTCGGCAAATGCGTCAGCCAGTCGTTGAGCGTGTCGCCATCTTCCAGCACCGCGCCGATGTATTTGGCAAAAGAACTGATGATGCCCGTTTGCAGTTCAAAGGCAATGCCCAGCCCAATAACGCCGGCAATCAACCCCACCGGCCCCGTCAGGAACCCGATCAACTTCGGCAACTGCGCCAGCAGCAGCGCCAGCGGCCCCGCGCCCGCCACCACCAGCCCCGCCTTGACGAGAAAATCCGCCAGCGCGGGAGTCAGCCGCTCGCTCAGCGACCCCGCCATCTCGCCCAGCCACCGCGCGGCGGGCGTCAAAAAGTTCTCAATCAGCGGCGTCCCCACCTGAATCAACAGCGTTTCAATCACGCCCTGCAACTGCTCCATCGCGCTGTGGAAACCCTGCGTCCGCGCGTTTGCCACCTCCTGCGCCGTCGCCGCGTCTTCGATGGACGCCGTCATGTCGTCCCAGCCGCTCTTGCCCTCCGCCAACAGCGTTTGCAGCGCCTTCATGCCATACGTGCCCGCCAGCGTCTGGATGTACTGGTTGCGCTGCTGCTCCGTCATGCCCGCCATGGCCGTTTCCAGATCGCCAATCACATCGGGCAGAGCGCGCATCGCCCCTTCGCTGTCATACAGCGAAACGCCCAGGTCGCGCCACGCATCTTTCACAGCGTTGGTGTTGCTCATCATGTTGGTCAGCATGGACTTCAGCGCCGTGCCCGCCTCCGCGCCCTTGATGCCCCGCGTCGACAGCAGCGCCAGCGCCGTGTTGGCCTGTTCCAGCGTAAAGCCAAAACTGGCCGCCGTCGGCCCAAAGTTGATCATCGCCTGCGCCAAATCCCCCACCGACGCCAGCGACGCATCCGCCGACCCGACAAAACTGTCCGCAATCCGCCCCGCATCCTCCGCGCTCAGGCCAAACGTCGCCATGGCAATCGCCACCACATCCGACGCCTGCGCCAAGTCGAGTTCGCTGGCTGCCGCCAAATCCACAGCGGCGCGCAGCGCGCCCGTCAGCGAAATGTTGCCTTCGAGATAGCCTTCGAGGTCACCGAAAATGTCGGTGGTGTCGAGGCCCGCTTTGTAGAAGTTGGTCATCGCATCGGCAGCCTCCGCCGCGCTGATGCCAATCAACTCCGTGTCCGCGCCCACCGCCAGCGCCGCCTGCCGCAAATCCTCCAGCCCCGTGCCCGACGACCGCGCCGCCACCGTCAGCACATTCATCTGCGACTCGAAATCCGCCGCCACCTTCGCCGCCGTTGTCCCAATCCCCACCAGCGGCAGCGTCACGCCCGCCGTCAACGCCGTGCCCACCGTCGCCAGCCCGCGCGTCATCCGCTCGCCCAGCGACGCCGACGAACGCTCTACGTTGTCAAGCCCGCGGTAGTATTCGGTCGTATCCAGTGTCAGTTTTGCGGCCAGTTCGCCGATGTTGATCATCGTCTTGTTCTTTATTTTGTCGGAAAATCCGATGACTCCGGCCCTAAAAATACAGCCTCACGGCCACACCTTGCCTTAAGACAAGGCCATCACCCGCAGATAGGTGATTTTTCCACAGCGCATGTGCGCGTACTTGCTGGACTTCCGGCGGCGGCATTTCACCGCCAGTGTCGCCTCGTCGCGGTCACACACGGCCACCGCGCCCCGCGGCGCGCAGCGCAGCAGGATTTCGCCGCAATACGGGCAAATCACGTCGAAGAACCACTTTTCTGCGCCATGCGCTCGGCCCGCAACTGCTTCGCTTCTTCCACCCACTGCGCCTTGATCTGCGCTTTCAACGCCTTGCTCCCCGTCACAATCCCCGGCTCCTTGTGCGGGTCGTGAACCCCCTGCGTGTTCATCTGGTAATCGAGGACGAACGTCGCCGGTTCGGCCGCCTGCCCCTCTTTCCGCCGCCGTCGGCGCGGCGCCGTTCCTGTGGATTCCCCCACCCGCGCGCGGGCTTCCAGGTCGCGGATCAACGGTTGCAACCCCTTCCCTTCGGTTTTCAGTATGGGCAGCCATTGCAACTGTTCCTCCGCTTCCAGCCTGCCGATCATCCGCTGATACACCATCAGCCGCCGCCACGACATGCACCCCATCGCCGCGTCCGTCCAGCCATAGAACCGCGCTACCTTGGCCGACGCCCACGCGAAGGCCGCGCGGTCGGCAGCGTAGGGTTTGCGCCGCCGCCTGTCCCCGCCGTCAGTTCCTCAAAATGCCGCTGCAACTGCTCGGACAGATACCGCGCCAGCGGCGCGCGCTGAAACGTCGTCATCTGCTGCAACCGCGCCAGCGAAATACCGTCTATCAGGTGCGCCATAAACGTCAGGTTGTATTCGTGCTCATCCACCGGCGACAGGCGGCCCGCGTCGCCGCCTTCCATCACCGCCGCGCGCTGGGCCAGCAGCCGCGACGTGCCGACGGTGATGGGCAGCACGTCATACGTCTTGCCGTCCAGTTTCACCGTGCCGATAGCCCTGCGCTCCGACGCGTCAAACACCGCCGTCTGCGGGTCGCGCAGCCAGCGCATCGCCAGAATCACATGCACAAAGGTCATGTCGTCCAGTTTGGGCAGCGCGTCGGTGGGGTCAACGGCAATCGTCGCCAGCAGGTCGGCATAGCGTACCGCAATGCGCTGGGGGTTGTCGCGCTCGATCTCATCCACCTGCCGCAAAAACGCCAGCAGTTCATCGCGGCTCAGGTCGCGCAGTTCCACCACCACGCGGTGCGGCAGCAGAATGCGCGGCGGCTCCAGAATCAGCGCATCGAGGTCAAGGATGTTCAATTCCTGTTCAGGAGATTCGTTGACTGCCATCGTTTCCACTGGCCTCCCAGAGTTTTCAGGTCAGAAGCAAGGCTACTTCGCGACGAACACCTGCCAGTTGCGGGTTTTCGGCGCAGCCATCGTGTAATGGCTGCGGTACGTGATCGCCATCTGCGATTCCGCCGTGTCCGAAAGCGTCACCGACAGCCCGCCGTCCGGCAGCGCGTTGTACAACTTGATCAGCACATCGTCGTTGTCCATCGTCTCACCGTCCCAGATGACGGTCAGGTGTTCCGACGCGCCGATGTAGCCAAACGACTCCGAAACGGTGTACTCGCTGTTGGCGTCGCTGGTGCTCGTCACCATCGGCAGCACCTTTTGCAGGTTGCCGACGTTCAGTTCCACCAGGTTCATTTGCAGCGTCGCGTGCTCCGTGATGATCTTCGCGATGCCCGCAATGAACCCCCGCGCGCCGGCCAGCCGCGGTTTGTAGATTTCCTGCTCGACGGCAAAGGTTCCCGTCTGCTGGGGCGACGCGCCCACATCCACACCGTCAATCGTAAACGTGCCGCCGTCCAGCCACATACGCGCGGCGGTAGTTGCAGCGATTGTCATGTTCGCACCCTCTCAACATGGCCTTGCAGCAGTTGCAAGGCCCGTTCCCCTGCGCTATCCCACGTCCATTCCTGCGCAACGTATTCTGCCGCGCGTTTGCCAATCTCCGCGGCGGCTTCCCGATTTTCATAGCACCACTGCATCCGGTCACAGATGTCGTCAACGCTGATCTGCGCCCACCAGCACCGGTAGCCATACACAAACTCGAAGGCTTGCGATGGCTCCTCGCCCACAGGCGCAAGGGGCAGCGTCACGCCTTCCCGCGCGTACTCGGCCATGCCGCTGTACTGCGTCACGATGCACGGCAACCCCGTCGCCATCGCTTCCAGCGGTTGCAGGCCAAACCCTTCCCCGCGCGAGGGGTAAACGAAACAGTCCGCCGTCGCCATGAGCGCTGCATACTCAGGCAGTGGCATCCGTCCGCTCAGCAGCGCAATCCGGTCATCACCCCGAATCTCGGTGATGGCCGATCGCCCGCCCGCCTTCAGGATCAACCGCGCGTCCGGCAGGTTCAGTTTGCGAAACGCCTCGACGACCAGATCGCCTCCCTTGCGATCTCCCAACATCGTGCCGTCTATCGTCTCGCCCCAACTTGTCCCAGCCCACATGAAAATATAGGGGGCATCAGCGGCCCTGTTTCGCTCCACATAGGTGAATTCTTTGTCCGAAACGCCGTACCCGCTGACGAAGATCGGCGCAGTCACGCCCGATTCCCGCAACACGCCGACATTCCATTCTGCCGGTGTCCAGACGGCGGCACAGCGATTCAATACCGGCGCCCAATCCGCGGGCAACGGACGGGCCTCGAACATCGTGTGAAAAACGAGGTCATCCTTCACGTCATCGCCGCGACCCACCAGCCACGACCGCGGGCCGCCCACCGCCACCCGCGCATCCCAATCCCAGTCCCGCCGCTGGCACATCTGCGCGCCCGCGTTCTTCAGCGCATGGAACAGATATTGCCCCACCCGGCCATAGCCCGACGCGTCATCGTCATGCAACGGAATCCACGCCACGCGGTACGGTGCGCGCATCGTCATTTGCCCCTGCGGCTCAGCGTCAGCCCGTGCCGGATTTGCCCCGCGATGAACGCGGCTGCACCCGCCTCAACAGCGGGCCAATACGTCAATTCAATGCTGTGTTCCCTGTACCCCGTCGCCACCGCCAGCCCCGCCGCGCCCAGCGGAATCGCCAGCGACGCCACCAGCAGATACAGCCGTTTGTGGAACGGCGAAATATCCGCCCACTCCGGAAACAACTCCACCACCCACGACAGCAGCACGCCGAGGATCGCGTTAATCCCCTCAGACGTGCTGGCCCACGCCAGCGCTTCGATGAATGACATGACCCGCCCCTTTCTGTCATCGCCCGAAATTGCATCACATCGGATTACTCGATATCGCAGCCCGCAAAAAAGCCGCCTCGTATCCTGTATATCATGATTCGCGGCAGTGTTTCTGCCACTACATAGCGCCATGCCCGCGCCTTGCACCCCCACAGAGGCGGCGCGGGCGCGTCATGGTGGGTTTGCGCGGCCCCACCGCGCCCCTGAGCGTCAAATGTAGGGTTTGTAGGGTTATGCAGCCGATTTCACATATCCCCTACGTATACACCCCTTTTTTCACGTATACGTCAATCCTTTTCCTATACACTACACACCAACCATACACTACATTTGACATAAAAAACGGCGTTCCCGCGCGGGAACGCCGTCCCATTGTCGTCTCTCCCTACTGTGGATTCAGTTGCGCGTCGGCAGGATCGTGGGCGCGTCCATGATCTTCATCGGCTCATAAATGGTGATGGTGCGCGCCGCCATGTCGGCCACCCACCACGGCCGCGGCACGCGCTGGCCGCCAATTTCGGCATAGGTGATCTCAACGATTTGCGGCGGTAACGGCGACACGGCCACGCGGAACATCGTGCCCGCCCGGTTCAGGCGGAAACGCACGGTCACAGGTAAATCGGCTTTGTGCGGCCCCGCGCCGTCAGCCATGCACCGGCTCCAACACCGTCACGCCGCCTTTCAGGTTCTCATCCTGCATCCACTGGCTCACGGGCATATCGCGGTACACCGTCGGTTGCCGTTCCAGCACAAAGGCGCGTTCAGCCCAGGTCTGCCCCACCGCGCCGAGGTCGTTCAGGTGCGCGCGGTATTCGTCCTGCCAGTCCACCGCCTGCAACGCGTTGTCATGGAAATACGCCAGCCATTCGGCGCGCGTCCACAGCGTCACGTGCGACGCCTCGTTTTCGTCCTCTGTTCCCGCCAGCCCGGCATGAACCACGATGAGCCGCGGGCGCAGCAGCGCCAGCGTGATCATAATCGCGTCCAGGTCGGTTTCGGTCTGGTGTTCCAGCACGTCCAGCAGAAAGGCCACGTCCGGCGGTCTGTTCAATGACCACTCGACGGGTTTGCGGATGTCATGCTGGTACACGATAACCTGCTTCAGGCAGTGTTCCACCGCATACGGCGAAAAGTCCCAGCCAATGCCAAAGATGCCCCGCTTGACGAATTCGTACAGCAGATACCCTTTGGCCGCGCCCAGGTCGGCCACCGTCTGCGGCTTCACCTTGTGGATAATCCACCGCGCCAGCGCGGCCCACGGCGCGCTGTCCGGCGCGTAGCGCATCGGATAGCCCTTGCCTGACAGGGGGTTGTCAAAGTAGTCCTTGTCGTACCAAGAGCCATCGTAAGACTGTCGTTGCTGCTGTTCCATCATGCCATCCTTTCTGTTGTTGGCTTCCAGAACGCCCTACAAGGCCGCTGGCGGGTTTTTAGCGTTTTCCGGTGTCTTACGACCTTTGCCTAAGTCAGCGCCGACGCTGGCCCCCTCAGCGGCTTTCCTGTACACCGCCAGCGTCTGGTCGGTGACATGTTCCGCGTCGAACATCGTCAGGTCGGCGGGCGGGTCAAGGCGGTGCTCGTCGTCTATCACCAGCCCCGTGTCGTCGTAGTGAAACACCAGCGCGGTTTTCCCACAACACCACCCTTCGATGACGGCGCGGCCCAGATACAGCCCAGCCACGAGCCGCGCCCGTTTGACATGGTGTTCAATGTCCCATGTCGCCATTTGTCCACCAATGACCACCAACTGCATCCGGTCGCGCGCGGCAATCCACTGTAACCGCCGGAACATCGGCGCGCGGATGTCGTTCAGTGTCCCTGCCATCAGGATTGTCGGCGGGTCAACGGCTTCCGCGCCGTCGGTGTTGAACCGGCGACGGTCAATGGGGTTGTAGATAACCGTTGTCTGTTCCTCAGGCACGCCGTATTTGTGGATCGCCCTGTCCTGAATCTCTGGCAGCACGCAGATGTAACGGCGGATTCTCTCGTCCAGCACGGGCCGTTCAAACGGCTCCACGCGGCCATGCACCGTCATCACTGCGGGCGCTTCGGGGAAGCGTTGCAGCGCCCATGCCGTCGGCTCTGGCTGTTGCAGATGCAAAATGTCAAACGCCGTCTCCGTGAGATCGTCCCGCCGCACCACGTTGACGCCAAACGCCTGCGCGCGCACGGCAATTTCGCCGCCCACCCGCGGCGCCGTCACCGTCACCCGCTGCCCGCGCGCGACCAGGCCGCGCGCCAGTTCGTACGCGTACATCTCCGCGCCCGTCAGCGTCAGAAATTGCCAGAGGGCAATGAGAACGTTCACCAAAGATTCCGCACGGAAGCCCCCGCCTTTAGGCGTGGGGAGGAAGTGCGGCTCCTTTCTCCATGACTGATATTTGACACATTAGCCCCCTTGTGCTAGAATACAGGCATGAAACTGACAGTGAAAGTGAAACTGCAACCAACAGACGAACAGCGCGCCGCCCTCTTGCAGACGCTTGAGAAAGCGAATGTTGCCTGTAATTTTGTCAGTGAACAGGCGTGGGCAAGTAGAACGTTTGGCACGTTCCGTCTGCAAAAACTGGTCTATGCCGACGTTCGCGCCCGCTTCGATTTGACGGCGCAGATGGTCGTGCGTCTGGTGGCTAAGGTGGCCGATGCCTACCGGCTGGACAAAGAGACGCAACGCTCCTTCCGCAAGCACGGCGCGATTGCCTACGATAATCGCATCCTCCGCTGGTACACCGACAAGCAGCGCGTTTCCATCTGGTCGGTGTCCGGACGCCTCAACATTCCCTATCAGGCGGGTGAGCGCCAACGAGACTTGCTGCGTTACCAGAAGGGCGAGTCTGATTTGGTGTACCAGAATGGCACGTTCTATCTGCTGGCCACCTGTGAGATTCCCGACCCTGATGAGCAAGAGACTACGTTGGCGCTGGGTGTGGACATGGGCATCGTCAATCTGGCGGTGGATTCGGACGCCAACTTTTACAGTGGTGAGGCGATTGAGAAGACACGCCAACGGATGCACAAGACCCGCCGCCGCCTGCAAAAGTGTGGCACGAAAAGCGCCAAGCGCAGACTCAAACGACTCTCCGGTAAGCAGGCACGTTTCCAGAAAGACACGAACCACTGTATCGCCAAACGTATCGTTGCCAACGCCACGCGCACAAAGCGAGCGGTTGCCATAGAAGATTTGGCGGGCATCCGCGAGCGGACTAGGGCTATCCGGCGTGAACAACGGGGCAGGCACAGCAATTGGAATTTTGGTTCGTTGCGCGACATGATTGAGTACAAGGCAAAGATGGCCGGTACGCCCGTGCGTGTCGTTGCACCGGCATACACCAGCCAGCGTTGCCTTGCCTGTGGTCATATCGAGCGTGCGAATCGTCGGTCTCAATCTCAGTTCCTTTGCTGCGCCTGCGGGTTTTCAGAACATGCCGACGTTGTAGGCGCTACGAATATATCCGTGTGGGCGACGGTCATTTCGCCTCATGGTGCGACGTTTGGCCAACATCCGTTGGCACAGTCAGCGCCAAGCCCCCGCCTTTAGGCGTGGGGTCTATGACGCCACCCCCCACGCGGCCAAATCCACCGGCGGTGCATCGTCCGGCGTTTCGTTGCCCGCCAGCGATTCCGCCGCGCCGATGTGCTGCGCCAGATTCAGCGCCGCAAAGCGCCAGCCGCGCCGCGCCAGCAGCCGCACAAGCGCCGTGTCCTCATTTTGGGTCTGGTCAGGGAACGGCGAGATCAGCGGCCAGTGCAGCGCGGGGAACGACCACCCGCCGCCCGGCACGCTCTCACGTATCAGCGCGCGCACGCCGTTCCCTTCAATGCTCCCCGTCACCGCGTTCCAGCGATACACCGGCTCAATCGTCGTTCCCGCAATGATAATATCATGGTGTGGCGCGCGCCACTGATAGCCGCCCATGATACCCCGCCAGAACGCCGTCAGCGTTTCCAGCCAGCCCGCGCGGTACTCGTAATCATCATCGGAAAGCAGCACCAGATCGGGCTTGCGCGCCAGCGCCACAGTCATCACCATGTTTTTCGCAAAGCCCACACTGTGGGGAAACGCCGAGGTAAACCCGCCGCGCCCGCTGACAATGCTGTGCGTCTCCGCGTCCTGCGACCCGTTATCCATCAGGCACAGCGTAAACGGCAAATCCGTGTTGTCCAGCGATGCCAGTGTCCGCCGCAGCAAATGCGGACGCCGAAACGTAATCATCGCCACCACAACATTCATGGCACTGTCCGGTCAGTGAAAATAATGTGCCACCCCGTCACCCACAGAGGCCAGCCCAGTTCCGGCTCCACCATGTAGCGCGGCCCCATCGTTTTCCAGGCGCGGCCCAGAATCACGTTGCCGCCGGTGACAGCCACCTTGACCGGCCCCGTGCCGTTCAGCGCCGCGTGCAGCGCGCGGTACACCGCTTGTCCGTCGGCGGCCGTCGGGCCGTAGCAGCGAATCTGAAAATCGTTGGGTTCCAGCGGCACCGTGGTACGCGATTCGCCGCCGTCGGGCAGCAATACCAACGCTTTCTGCCCGTTGTAGCCCGCCGGCAACCCCGGCGGCCCGTACAGCCGCGCGCCCACCTGCGCCGTAATGCCCGCCACTGTGGATAGATATTTGTGCAGCGTTTCCGTGGTGTCAATCATGGCACGTTACCCAAAATACAGTTTCCCTTTGGCTTTGGCGATTTCAATGCCCTTCTCCAACGCCTTGTCCAGCGCGGGTTTCAGCCACGGATAGCGGTAGAACGTCCCCGCGCGGGTGTGCCACCCCAATTCGAGGTACAAGCCATGCAGCAGGTCGGTGTAGGCCAGCGCCGTCTTAAGGAATCCCTGCTGCACTTCCTTGATTTCGATGTTGTCCCGCAGTTCGCCCGTGTCCGTGTGGCCCGAACGGTGCGGGTGCGGCCCCGGCCCGCGGCCCGGCGCAACGTTTTCCCGCGCGGCCAGTTGCGTTGCCCGCGCCAGTTCCAGCACCAAGGCCCGCGCGAACCCGTCGGCCTGCTGCCGCGCGCGCGTGGTATTCAGGTTCACGGCCACCTGCGCGGTCAGTTTCACCGTTTCTCCCGCCGTTTCTCGCTCAGGTATGCCCACAGGAACAGGGCAAAAACCAGCGCGCCGCCCAGCAGCGCGCCGCCACAAAAGAGAAACACACCCCGGTCAATGAACATCGCATCACCTCTCTGCGATTCTGTCCGCGTTCCTGCGGCCCTGTGCCGACTCCCGTCGGCCCCCAGCCGACTCCCGTCGGCCCTATGCCGCCACCGGCTGCCGGATCACCGCGATTTCCATGTGGTGCTGCCGCCCTGCCGCGTTGAACACGTTGCGGATGTTGAACGGCCCCGCGTCAACGAGGTTCCCCGCTCTGTCGCGGATATTCGTGATCCGGTACTTCGCTTCCGGCGGATCGTCCAGGTCAGGCACCAGGTAACTTTGGTACGCCATGTGCAACACGTTCCAACTGATCTGCGCTGCCGCCACGTCCGCGCGCACGATCTCCGCCTGCCAGCCCGTTGAACCGGCGCGGTTCATCAGGCGGCATCTGACGCCCGTCGCGTAGTCGGCCCACGAATCCGTGCCGTGCCCGTAGCCCGCCGACGATCCCGCCCCTGTAGATTTCACCTGCACCGTGCAGGTGTGTGTCCACAGGGCATCGAAGGCGCTCATATCTTGATCCTCATGCGCGCGCCCGCCGGTAAACGTATGGCAACAGCATCGCTTTCACCGTTGGCGGCGGCGCGTCAGCGATCTGCTCGGTGTACTTGATCCGCTCGTCGGCAATCTGCGCGTCGGCCACCGCCTCAAAGCCCTGCCGCCCGATCACATCCGCCACCCACAGGATACACGCCCGCGCGATGGGTGTCGGCGTCGTCGCCGCATAGCCCCACGATCCTTCGATGCTGATCGCCTGTTGCGGTGTCGTGGTGTAGGTGAACGCCGCGCCGCTACCCGCGATGATGTCCAGCCGTCGGTATGGCGGCCCGCTGTACGGCCACAGCAGCACATCGGTTCCGACGACCAGTTCATCGCCGTCGCCGTTCAGCATTTCCGTCACCGATACCAAATCCCTGTCCAGCCACAGCCGGTCGCCGTCGGGGCAATCGAAAACCCGCGTCTCCGTCGTCGCGTAGAATTGACGGTGACAGAAATTGTCAATCGCCCGCGAAAACGCCGTGATCAGCGCGTCGATCAGCGTGTCTTTCGATGTGTCCGCGGTGGCAATGCCCACGTGCGCCTTGACATCGGCTTTCGCGGTGTAGTCGCCCGTTGCCACGTCAACGCCTCCGCGGGCGGCGCGTGGGCGCTGGCGCGGGCGCTGGGGTTTCTGTGTTCACCGTCTTTGCTGTGGAATCCACAGCGGCGGGCGGTTCATAGCGTTCCACCAGCCCCGCCGCCACCAGGTCGGCGGCGTATGCGCCCCCTGCCACTTCGATAACCTCACCCGCTTTGCGCCATCCCAATGATTTGTGCCGCGCGCCGTTATAAACCCCTGCCACCAACACCCGCACCGTCTCCGTTGACGGTGCGGGGCGCGGCGGCGCTTTGCGCGCCTGTTCGTTCATGGCATCAATGGCTTTCGCCAGTGGCGATTTTTCGTCAGGCATATTTCACCTCAGGATTTCGCCAGACCACGAACCAGCGCCGCCCCGTGTACGTCATTGACCTTCGACTTGATTTTGACGCGGTAGTAAGCGTAGGGAGCCTGCGCGACGGCGTAGGAATCCACCGCGGCGGCAGCCACGTCCGCTGGCCCGTCAACGATGACCTCATCGCTGAAGTCCGCCGCGTTCGCGCCGTACACCCACCATTCGATGGTTTGCGTTGCGCCGACAATGGTATAGGCCACGCTGCGCCACGGGCGCGCGTCCAGCGCTGAACCCGCCACCGCCGTCGCCGTGTTCGTGCTGGCCTGCGCATCCGGCGCAACGGCCAGTATTTCAACCTGCCGCTGCGCCGCCGTCAGCAGAACCGTCATCGCTCACTCTCCTTACGCCCCGAAGGTGATGGCTCCGCTGGCCTTCAGCAACCCGTTGGGCAGCACCAGAATCAGATACCAGGTATCGCCCGCCGCCTCAACAATGTCGAGGGCAATGTCGCCGTCGGCCTCACTGGTCAGGTAGAACGCCTTGTTCGCCACCACGGGAATCAGCAGCCCGTCGGTGTTGATTGCCACCCCGCCGCTGGGCGCGGTTCCGGCGATGCTGTCGCCGTTCGCATCGTCCGACAGGTAGGCAAAGACTGTCGCCCGCGTTGCCAGGTCGGCGTCGTTGGCGTCTTTCAACTGGATGGTCACGGTAATCGTGTCGCCGCCCGTCTCCGCGCCCACGCCAATGGTCGTCGTCGCGGCGGGCGCGCCGTCCAGCGTGTTCAGTTCCGCGGCAGTGGCATCCACATCGGTGATTTCATCCACCGCGACGGGCGCGACTTCCACCGGCGAGCCGTCAATGTTCAGCGTCCCGTCAACGTTCAGCGTTGCGCCCGCCAGCACGTTGATCTCGCCGCCCTCTGCCGCTTCCAGCACGTTGCCGCCTTGAAGCCTGCGGACTTTCGGTTGGTATCCTGTGCTCATGATTTGCCTTCCTTTCGTTGGTTACGGCGGGCGGGGGAGCGGCAAAACTCCCCCGCTGCCTAGTCACAAGGACACGAATCTACTGCGCCGTAAATACTACCCTGCCACCACCACCGGCGTCAGGTAACTGGCCGACTGCACAACCGGCGCTTCACCCGCGCGGTGGCCGATGAAGACGATGGCCGCATAGTCGTTCGACCCCGCCCCGCCGGTTGCATATAGCGACACATAGCGGTAGCCGTTGGCGATGTCCAGTTTGTTGCACTGGACTTCGATGCTGGCCCACTTGTTGTCATCGTCCGTCCCGATGACGACCGCCGCGTCGGTGATGGCCTTGACGCCCGCCGTCGCCGTCGCGCTGGTGTCCTGCCGCACGGTGAAGGTCAACGCGCTGTCCAGCGTCCCCGCCAGAATCAGGAACGCGAACCGCTCGAACCGCGACACGTCAATGAAACTGGCCGACGCAGGGTAATACGTCGTGTCGGCAATCGCCGTGTTGAAGTTGTTGACCTTCTGGATGTACAGATTGTCGTCAAATGTGCGCATGATGCGTTATCTCCCTTCCGGCCCTTACGAGGCCGCGACCTTCTGGACAGCCCAGCGCCACGGTTCCAGCAGTTTGCCGCCCAGCCGCCGCCGCAACACGAACACGACGCGGTTAGACAACGCCGTGCCGGAGTCGAGGAACCGTTCCACCGCCATGCCAAGCCGGTCAACGATGGTGTAGGCGTCGGGGTCGCCGAACAGGATCGGGTAGGCGTTGGCTGCAACGCTGGGCATCACTTCCTGTTCCAGCACAGGGAACCCGTTGAGCGTCCGCGCCTGTCCGGCGACGTTGTTGCCAAACTGCTCGCGCCACAGGTACTGCCCGTTGCCATCCTTCAGTTTGGCAATCGCGTTCACCGTCGCCCGCTCCATGATGTACACACAGCGGTTGCGGTATTGCGTCGCCACGCCGTAAGACAGGTCAATCAGGCCATCCCACGTCACCAGATTGGCATCGCCGGTGACGACTTCCGTCAGGCCCAGCCCATTCGTGCCACCCGGCAGGATGCCCTTCGGCTTGCCCACACCGTCGCCCACCAGGAACCGATTGTCTTCATCAATCGCCACCCCCAGCCCCAATTGCCGGACGAGGTACGATTCGATGTCCACCGCGGCATCTTCCACGTGGTTGCGCGACAGGTAGGTGTGCGCCATCATCGTGTGCACGTCAATGGCGTCCAAGCCCCACGTCGGATTGGTTTCCACCGACGGGCCGGTTTCCGCCACCCACGACACGCGCACCGCACTGGTGTACTGGTCGTCACCGCCGGTGGCTTTGGGAAACTCCACGCGGTCGCGGCTGGTGTTGGTCACGTTGGCGCGGCCCCGCATAACCGTCAGCCCCTGCATCCGTTCGATGATGCGCGCCTGAAAGTCAACGGGAACCAGATAGCCGCCCAGGCTGTCAATGGCGTCCACCAGCGTCGCCTTCATCGCGGCCACGTCCAGCCCCTTCATCAGGGCTTCCTTGACCGCGCCGGGTGTCAACACCATCGTCTTGAGCAGCCGCTGGTGTTCCGTTGTCAGCGCCGCCTCGCCGCCCCGCAGATAGCGGTTGAACGCGGCCTTGTGCGCGAAGTATTGGCCTTCATAGTCCGCGCCGTGCAGGTCGGTCAGCACCGCTTTGATGGCGCTGTCCGTCTCGCCAAAGCGCATCGCGTAGGCGGCCTTCACAGCGGGCGCAGCCTGCGGCGGGTCGGCGGGCGCAACGCTCAGCGTCGGCAGCGTCTGCCCACTCGTGCCCGGCAACATGGGGCGCATCGGCTCAGGCACGTCAATCTTCAGCCCTTCCAGCGCCGCCGATTCGTCGGCAATGGCCTTCACCGTTTCAGCCTTCTTCAACAGCCCCTGCGCTTCCGCGCGCAGGCTTTGCGCCTTGTCCGTGTCACCGGCTTCCAGCGCCTTTGCCGCGTCAGCCAGTTTCGTCCGCGCCTCCACTTTCAGCGCGGCCAGTTGTTCGATCAATGTTTTCATGTTCCCACCGTCTCAATGTCCAGCAAGTCCCATGCCATTTCGTCCTGCAATAGCATCCGCTTCACAGCCGCCACAGCCTCGGTATCGCCGCCGTCGCGCGCTTTCTCAGCGCCTTGTGCGGGGTGGGAACCGTCCGTCTGCGTGCTCAACTGTGTTGAGCCAATATGAAAACTCAGACCCAGCGCCTGATATGCAGCCTTGATTTCCGCCACGGGCCGTTCCATCATCCGCGGCTCAGCGGGTGTCGGCGTCCCCGACACTTCCACAATCGGCCAGCGAGCGATGAACCCGTTGGGCATTGCCTTGCGCGCGCCCGGCAGCGTCCCCGTGCTCGTGCCCAGCGCGCCCTTGCCCACCAGTTGCATGATCGCCTGTTTGTATTTGTTCGATTGCGACAATTGCGCTTCATACCACAGGCCGATGTTGTCCCGTTGCAGCACGTCCACCACGCCGACAACCGACGCCTTGACCGCGCCGTCCATCGCGTGGTGGTACAGGTACGGCAGCGCCTTCATTGCCTCAAAAATGCTGGTCAGTTCCTCCGTCTGTGGCGTAAAGTATTCGCCGGTCAGGTCGCGGGCTTTGCTGTCCCCCCACAGCACGGCATAGCCGCCAATGCGGTTTTCGCCCAGCGCCTTCACCGCGCTGGCGATAGGCAATGCCTTGCCCACTTCCACCCACTGCCGTTCCACCTCAACCCACTGGTCGCGCGTGGCAAATTCAACGCCGTCGTTCAGCGATTCGGCGTAGGCGACACGGTAAAACACATCGTCGAAGCGGACGACGACATAATCGTCATAGACCTCACTGACCCACGTTTCTGCGCGCGCCGCGCCGTTGTCATCCCTGAACCAATCGTGCCACGCATCGCGGATCTTTTCGCTCTGCTGGTTGAGGCTCAAATCTTTCTGCGCATTGCCGTTGCTTCCCGGCGCTTGCTCATAGGGCTTCCGCGTTTGCAGCGCGGCCAAATCGTCCTGTTGCAGCCGCGTGTGGAACGCGTCCAGCGCGCCGCCGATCCCGTTGGACAACGCGATGCGCTCGGCGCGGGTCACATAGCCCGACATGAACATCTCGTCAGCCTGCACCGTGAAACTGCGGTGCAAATAGCCTTCGAGCCAATCGGCCATGTTCGCTGCTTTCAGCATCCCCGCGCCGATCTGTTCCCACGTCTTTTTCATCGCTTTGTCCCTATCCATTCGTTGACTTCTGTCAGCGACACTTCCCGCTGTTCCAGATTGCACCGGCAGTTGGTCAGGCATTTGCTGCCCTCACCCGGTACGGGCAACACGCCCACCGGCTCCCACCCCTGCTGGTAATAGCCTACACAGTCTTCGCACGATTCCCGGCTGTTCAGTCGCCGCCGTTCGATGACTACCCTGCCTGCGGCGCTGGGCCGTATCCTGTCCCGTTCAGCGTGGTAAAACTCCCGCCGCGCATTGCCCGCATACAGCGCCATCCGTGCCTGCGCCTGCGCCAGCGTCAGTTTCCCGGCCCGCACATCCTCCGCAAAGCCCAGCAGCCGCCGGTAATCGGCCTGCAATGCACCACCAATGCGCCCGTAGTCCGTTGCGCGCAGCCTGTCCCAGCCACCCGCGCCCAACGCCGCGTTTTGCAGGTGCAGCCGCTGCAACTCCGTGCGCGTCACCGCCACCCACGTCCCCGGCGATACGCGGCCTTCGTGAAACGCTGTCATCAGCCCCGACAGCCGCCGTTCCGCTGCGTCAATGTGGCCGTCCAGCAAATCCACAATCGCGTGCCGGGCCACATAGCGCCCTGTCCCGACGGAACGGTAACGCCGCGACGTTGCATCCCACTCCCAGCCCGGCAGAACGCTCTCAGCCACAATTTCGCTCTAACCGATGTTCTGCGCGTTTTGCCGATGGTCGGCGGCAAAAAGAGAGGCGTCCAACAGCCGCTTGAACCGCGCCGGAACCGCATCATCGGCATACCACGCCGCCCGTGCGTCGGCAATGCTGGCCCGCGTCACCTCCGCGGAAATCTGCATCGTCTCTGGCGACGGAACCCAATCGGCCAGCGCCACCCCCGCGGGCAACAGCGCCAGCGCCCATGTCAGCGCGGCGTCGGCGTCCAGCGGGTTCACACCCGCTTCAATCAGCGCCGCCATCTCGCGTTCAACCTCTTTAGCCTGCGCCGACGCCATCGGCTTCCCCCTGTGCCACAATGCGCGCCGCCGCCACCACCAGCGCATCAGCCACGTCGCTACGCGCTGCCTTGCGTTCCTGTGGAATCCACAGCGGGGGCGGGTCGCTCCCTGCCGTCCAGTGTTGCATTGCGCCGTCAAACACCGCTTTCACCGTCTCCGCGTCAGCCCCCTGCAACGATGCTATCACAGAATCGCGCAGCGTGTCGGGGATTACATCGCTGTTGAATGGCCGCTCAGCCGGGTTGCGCCCCGCCTTCGCCTCTTTCAGCGCCACCCGTTCCCAGCGATCCATCTCCGCGCGAATTGCGATACTGCGCGCCGCCTGCGCCGCCGCTTCCTGCTCCGGCGTCACCTGCCCCGCGATGTTCCCGACGCCCGGCGGGTCGTCGTCGCCGCCGTCGCCCCCGCCTGTGGATTCCACAGCGGCGGCGGGCTTCTCCTTGCCGTCCAGCGTCGCATACTGCGGCGCTATGTATTGCAGCAGGCGCACGGGAATCTCGGCCAGCGGGTGCTCAATTTCGTCCAGTTCCAGTTCGGCCCGGTTCTCGTTGATCGTTCTGTCCTGCGCATACTGGGTATATTCCGCCACGTCCAGCGCGCGATCCTGCGGCACAACGTCCCGCGCCACCAGCACAATGTCATCGCCGTAGTACGGCCCGATCTTCTCCGTCCAGACATCGGCAAAATAGTCGCACGTCGGCTGCACCGTGTTGCGCGAAAAACTGATTTCCGCCGCCAGCCGCGAATCGCCCGACAACCCACCGCTGATCAGCCCCTGTGGAATCCCGTAGACGCGGTCAATCTCGTCGCGGCTGAACGTCCGCGACGCAATCACCTGCATCTGTTCCAGCGTGTGCGTCAGCGTCTGCAACGTCATGTCGCCGGAGCGGGTAAACAGAATCCGCGCGCCCGATGCAATCTGCTCTTTCACCTGCTCAACAATGACATCGAAATCGGTTTCCGTGATCCCTTCGGGCAGCGTTGCCAGTGCCGTCGGCACGGCGTTATCTTTGCGGAAATAGTCGCGCACCCACCGCGCCTGCGCTAGATCGGTTTGCACCGGCAGCAGCGCGGCGGTCAGCGGCGATAGACCCTGCCACCAGTCGAACGGGTTCGGGTAACGGAAATGCACCACGTTTTCGCCCGGCAAGGTCTGCCGTTCGCCGCCAACGGTGTACTCGTAATCCACCACAGGCTGCCCCGTCAACACGCTGTTGCGCAGCGTTTCGGGCAGCGGGCGCATCATGTTGGCGGGCAGCGGCCACAGTTCCTGCGGTTCGCCGCGGCCCGGCGCCGCGGTGGCAATGAAGATATACGCGTTGCCCAGCAGCCCATACCACCATGCGGTGTAACGCAGCAGGTAACTGCCGGTCATCAGCGAGTTGGGCCGCTGCAACAGCCGCTCGAATTCATGGTTGCCCATGTCTTCCAGTTCGTCGCCCACGCGCTGCTTCACTTCCGGCAACGCGTCGCGCGCCGAGACGCGGTTGGCAATCAGGTTCAGCGCCGAATAGACCCAAGCCGATGTAACGGCCAGCCGCAATGCCGCGTCGGTGTCCACCGTCTCCGCGGTCTGATACTGCCCGGCGCGCGCCATCGCAGCCAGCGACGCGTCAAACAGCAACCGCTTGCCCTGCACATCGGCGCGGGCAAAACGCCATGCCTCCGTCAGATACGCCAGCGCGCGCCCCAACCGGTTTGCCATTTACGCGGCCCCCACCAGAACCCTGCTGCCTTTGTCAGCGTACATACAGGCATAGCGTAACGCGTCGACACCGTGGTCGTTGACCTTCTCCGGCTCCTCTTTGCGTGACTTCTCTTTCCACACATAGCCGTCAAACTCCTGCGCGGTCGCATACGGCTTTTTCTCACGGATCAGGTCTTGATCCGCTTCTTCCAATGCGTCGCGGAACAGGTACAGCCGCGCGCGCCCGTCTTTCTGCACGGCCAGCCGTTTTTGCACCGCCTGAATGCCGGGGCTGACCTCATTGTTGGCCGCCACCGCGCGCAGCCCCGCGTTTTTCAGTTCCTGAATGTACGCCGGTTCCGCCGGGTCGCACACAAACATCAGCGGCCCATGGCGTTCACGCCACGCTTTGCCCTGCTCAGCCCACCAGCCAATCAGTTTCTTCGTCTGATACCGTTCCCGCAGCAGGTACAGCCGCCGGTCGCCGTCCAGCCCCCACAACTGCATCACGCCGGGATTGGTGTAGCCCCAGTCCACCGCGACAAACATCGTTTTCACCGCGTCGGTGTTGATTTCCCCTGTGTCCCGCAAAATGCCCCACTGAATCAACTGCACTTTCGTCACCAGATGCACCGCCGCGTCATAGTTGTCATAGACGATGCCTTCGGCCTGCACCCACTTGCCAAAGCGCAGCCGCTGCTTCAGCACCCCCGTCAGCGCATCGAGAATCGCAATGTACTCCACCCCAAACGGCGTCCATGCCTGCTTGCCCCTGTCCCACAGCACGGGGTTATCCTCATGCCGCGACTCCAACAGCAAGAGTTTCCCCGCGTTGGCCCGCTGTTTGATCCAGTGGGTCGGCGCGTCGGGGTTACAGTCGCCCATGATCTGCTGGTAGGGCATCTTGTGGTTGCGCAGCCGCGTCATCAGCGTTTCCCACTCGTTTTCCCGCAACTCCTCGGCCTGCTGCACGTAGATCATGTCATACTCAGCCGACAGCACCCGCGACGGCTCATCCATGCCGCCAACGGCAATCTCCGACCCGTAGGAGAACGCGTACGATTGCCGGTTGCGCCGTTGCGGGCCGCCCACCACCAGCGGATGCAGCGCGCCCAGAATGTGCGCCTCAAACGTCGCCAGCCCCGTTTGCGTCAGCGAGGCCCGCGTCTTGCGAATGATCAGCCCGCGAAATCCCGGATATTCCCGCGCGCACCAGTACATCTTTTGCAGCCCCGCGCGGCTTTTCCCCGTCCCCGCCGGGCCGGACATGATCGCTTCAGCAGCCGTGCAGTCCAGCAGTTCCCTTGCCGCGCCATATGGCACATATGATTCGCCCGCGTACTCATTCGGCTGCCTGATCTGCTCGCTCAACTGTTGCGCCAGCGATTGCAGCAATGTCCCGCGAGATGTTGGAGAGGGCAACAGGGTCTTTAACATTGCGCCGTACCGAATCCACAAGGGTTGAAATCAGCGTCACCGCCTGATCCGCGGTGATGATCTGCTGCAACTCCACCATCCGTTTGCGTTCCGATTCCACCAGTTTGCGGCGCTGGTCAATCGTCCCCAGAATGTCATTCCAGATTGCCCAGTCGCCCACGCCCTGCTGAATCAGCCGCCCCACTTCGGCCAGCCAATGGGCCGCGTCGTCATCGTTCCGCGCCCCCTTGTACGCTTTCCACGCGTTGCCCAGCATCTTCCACAGCGCGCCCGATTCTTTCTTGTCCAGCCGCCGCACCAGATCGCTCAGCCGCGTGTCGACAAGGCCAATCTCGTCAATCAGCACCAGCAATTCTTTGTCTTTGCGCGCCGCCACAAAGTCGGGCAACAGCGTTTCCGGCAGATATTTGCTGTACCGGCCATGTTTGTACGCCGGATGCGCCGGGCCGGCCAATGACCGCCCCCCATGATGGCGGCACACCGTCCGCCCTTCCAGCGCCCACGCCTTGCACCGCTCATGCGTCCGCTTCGATGTGGCGGTGCATTGCTGTTTCTGATATTTCTTGCGCAGCGGCGACACGCGCGGCAGCCCCTGCGCCTGCGCCGCCTTACTTTTTGCCATCGCGTTTCGCCGCTTCCCTGTTCATCAGCGATCCCAGCGCCGCCAACACTTCCTGCGCCGAATCGAGGCCCAGCCCCTTGATCGGCTTCGGCGCGTCCGGCTGCTGCCGCGTCTCCGGCGGCCCGTTGATCAGCCGTTCCGCCTGCCGCTTGATGATGTCCTGTTCCTGTGGCGGCAACGCGGCAAACCCATCGTCCAACGCCTTGCGGCGCGCGCGCGCCCGCTGCAATGTGTCGGGAACCAGTTCCACCAGCGGGCCAGATTCTTTATACGGTTTGCGGGGCATGGCCTCACCTCGATCTAGATTGCTTTGCAAACTCCGTTTGCCCGCATTGTAAGCCCCGCCCCGCGCCGCGTCTCTATGACCTTTGTACAGCCGCCAGCGCATCCTCTGCCGAGGTGACAATCACCACATGGCCCTGCCACTCACGGTGAAACGCCTGCTCTTTGTCCGTCAGCGCACGCCGGGAGGGCGACAAATCGCTCCGCTTCACCTCAAGCAACAGCAGCCTGCCCCTGTGGGCTACCAGCAAATCAGGGAACCCGTCGCCCACCGCCGAGGTGATGCAGACCAACGCGCCCGCCTTGCGCAGCGCCGCCACGATCTCGCCCTGATTCGCGTCAACCTTGTGCGCCCTGTTCATCACCCGTAGCCTCGCTACGCGTAGCCCCGTTACGCGTGATCTCCATCACGACTATATCACGAATCGCAGCGCTCAGTGTCGTGTTACATCGCCCCGCCAGCGCGTGCAGCGCATCGTAATCGTCGGCGGGAATCTGCAATGTCAGCGCCGCGTCACACGGCGGCTGCGTCGGCACGGTGACGCCCTGTGCCAGCGCGCCGGCCAGCGCGTAGCGCACCAGCCCGTGCATTGTCAACCCGCGCCGCGCCGCCTCACGCCGTATCCGCCGCAACAGCAGCGCCGGAACCTTGACCTTGACGATCTGGTAAGCCTGGCCCATCACTTAATGACCCTGTTGTTTTTGGGCAGCCCCAGCATCTTTGTGTAATGTTCCAGCCATTTGATGACCCCCACAATCGGGCGCAACGCCGTAAACTCCCCCGTAGGCCGCGTCTCCCAATGCTCAGGGTTGCGATCAAATTGATGACCATAGGGAATCTCCCCATATTCATTGGGTGGCCCGATGTAATGCCGTTCTTCCGCTCGCGACAAATCGTTGTCTTCCAGCGCCGCGTGGGCTTCCGCCAGCGCGTTTTCCATCTGTTCGCTGATGGCCGTCAGCAGCACGGCCAGTTGTTCGTTAGTCATGGCTTCACCCTCTCAAACTGAACGACCCAGACATACGGATTGGAAGCAAGGGGATATCGCGGGTTGATCCTGTCCCAATGCGCCGCGAAGCGCCGCCGCGCCACGCACAACTGCGCGTCGGTAGGATGCAGCGGCGGTGGCACAACCGGCAACGCCAGATCGCTCAGGTCAATGCCTTCCGCCGCAATATCCGCCAATGAAATGTCGTGCACGCGTTCGATCCAGTAATCCACGACTTCCAGCGTGATTCGCGCATACTCGCGGCGCATGAACATGGGCGAGCGCCAGAACCGCGGCGCGGATTCCACAGCGGCGCGCGGCGGCGCGTCCGCCGCGGCCTGATACCAGACCTTGCCGCCCGCCAGCGCGTAGGCCTCTTTCACCCACAGCCGCGCGCCGCGTTCGCCATAGCGACAGCGCAGCGGAACCGGCTCGTATTCGCCGGGCCGCACCATGCGCCAGTGAACCCACGTGCCGTCAGGGTAATCCTCGTGGTACGGCAGCCAGTCAATGGACTCGAATTGCCAGTTATCGGGGTCAACGACCGGCTGCGGTTTCACCAGCCGCCGCGTCTGCGTCTTTGTCCCGTTCAGGATGGCCCAGATGGATGCGTTGCCCATCATGATCGGGCGGCAGCGGGGCGGCTTCATTCCAGCGCGTGCAACAGGTCAGACCATGCCCGCAATGCCGCCACCGCCAGCCACGTCACCAGCGCCGCAACGATGAACAACACCGCCAACACACCGCACGCCAGCAGAGTCAGTAAAATTTCCATCGTTGGCCCCCTTTCACCGAAATGCCAGCAGTTGCCTACCCCCTGCGCACTCCGCAACAAACGTGGGCGATCCCCTGTCCGTCGTGAAAGAGCGCACCGCCGGGCGCTGCAAATCGCTGTTCGACACCAGATAGCGCGCTCCATCGGTGGGGTCAGGGAACCAGCGCCACATCAGCGCCGTCCACAGCGCCAGCGCCGACGGCGGCTGCCAGCCGTACATCGTCGGGTTGCGCTGATACACCCACGCCACCGCCAGCATCGCGCCGAATCCGCAGAGGCTAGCCTCGCCCATGATCACGTGGGCAAGGATTTCCGTTTCGCTCATGCTTCTACCCTCGCAAACAGCGGCCCCGCCGCCCGTTCCAGATAGTCGGCGTTCAGGTCAACGCCAATGCCATTGCGCCCCAATGACTGCGCGACATAAGGCACGGTCGCACTCCCACAGAACGGGTCAAGCACCGTGTCGCCGCGGTAGGTGTAGAGCCGCGTCAGCAGGTACGGGATTTTCGGCGGCATGGGCGCGGGATGCCACGACCGCACCGGCGGAATCTGCCAGATGGACGCCGTGGCCTCCAGAAACTCGGCGGGTGTAATGTCATCATAGACGCGCGCCGATTCCGCCGTGTCCGCTTCCGGCGGCCAACCCCGCCCCGCGCGCCCCTTGTGAGCCACGATGATGATTTCGTGCACATCGCGCAGCGCCGGGTTGTTCGCGCTGTACACCGTCCCCCATGCCGTCCCCAGCCCAGCCGGTGATTTGTCCCAGATGATGTGCCCGCGCAGCGTGAACCCGACGAATTCCAGCGCCCGCGCCGTGTCATCGCCAATGCGGATGTAACCATTGGAACGCCCGTAGCCCATCGGCACGTTGACGGCAATGCGCCCGCCGTCACACAGCACCCGCCAGCACTCAGCCCACGCCAGCGCCATGTCGTTGAGGTAATCTTTGTACGTCGGCCATGTGGAATACTCCGGGCGCGCGTTAAAATAGGGTGGGCTGCAAATAATCATCTGCACGCTGCCATCGGCCAGCGCATCCAGCCGCCGCGCGTCGCCGTGATACAGCGTCAGCGCGGGCGGCTCAGCGTAAAACAGATTCATTGCCGTTTCTCCCCCCGTCGCTTCATTGCCTCAAAGCATCTGACCGCATCGGCCTGCTTCGCGGCATTGCCCTGCCACGCGATGTTCCACGCCGCGCGCTGGTAAAACCAGTGTTGCCACGATTTGCCATTGTCATCCCGCGCCGGATCGAGGCGGTTACGCGGCTTGATCTGTGTCATCTTGAGCATTCGTCTTGCTTTCCTCCTTTCCCTGCGCTGCTTTCCCATGCGCTGCCATCAGTTCTTTCACCGTCTCGCTGATAGCCGTCACATCCACACCCGACAGGACAATCATCGCCTGCACCATGATTTCCATCGTGCGTACCTGATGTTCCAGCACGGCCAGCCGGTACAATACTGTCGGGGAGTTCAACATTTCGACAGGTAATTCACCATTTCCCCAGATTGCCTTGTATTGCTCTGGCGAGATGCCCAGTGTCGCCAGCGCAATGCGCCCGGCCATGTCAGGCATCAGTTTTTGCCGTGTTGTCACCTATTCCCCCTTCTATCGCGGGATACCCGCGCACCTGCCGCAATTCATCGAAAACCCGCCAGGATACCACCGCCTTCAGGCGGTGGAGGAATGGCGGCCTCCTTTCTTGCATTCACTAGTGAAACATGCTATACTGTGGCTATGAAACTGATTGCCCAAGTCAAGTTGCAGCCGACGGATGAACAGGCTGACGCCTTGCGTCAAACCATGCTGGCCTACAATGCCGCTGCGGACTACATTAGCGCGCAGGCGTGGGAACAGAAGTCGTTCCGTTCCTATGACTTGCATCACGCCACTTACTACGCCGTGCGCGCTCAGTTTGGCCTTTCGGCGCAGTTGACGGTGCGCCTGATTGCCGACGTTGCCAACGCCTACAAACTGGACACCAAGAAGCGGCGCACCTTCCGCAAGATGGGCAGCGTCACCTATGACAGCCGTGTACTGCGTTGGGAACTGGACAAGTCTCAGGTCAACATCTGGACGATGACAGGGCGGCAACGCATCTCCTTTGTGTGCGGTGAACGCCAGCGCGCGCTGCTGGAAACGCTGCAAGGTGAGGCCGACCTTGTTTACCGCAATGGAACGTATTATCTGCACCAGCCCTGCAACATCCTCGAAGATGAAGGCTTTGACCCTGACGAGTACTTGGGCGTTGACATGGGGCTGGTCAACGTGGCGACAGACAGCGACG